CTGAGCCCGTCAACAGAGGCTGGATGGAACACCTGTCCGTTCTCAACGAGTTGCGCCTCGGTCTGTATCATGAAGACTGGGCAGCTCGTCACCAACTCAAGCCTGAGGGCTCGCATATCCAAGACCCTGTTCTACAAGCTGTTCAGGGAGGACTTCCTAGCCCAGCTCCGGATGGAGCTCCGTCAGCACGAGCACCTGGCGAGGGTCAAGGGGATGCTCCCTGCGGTTCGTCTAAACGGGACGAGCGACATCGTCTGGGAGAAGACAGGTGTCTTTGACGAGTTCCCTGGAATCCAGGCATACGACTACACGAAGGTCCCCCTCGAGAGGCGCACGCCTGGCTCCAACTACCACCTGACCTACAGCCTGAGCGAGGCCAGGGGCTCGATGGATAGAGCCCTGGAGTACCTGGGAGCCGGCCACAACGCAGCGGTGGTTGTCCAGTCCAAGGACGGGACGACTCGGAAGGAGTCCAAGGCCGCATCGGCGGCCCTGGTCGACAGTGGCTCATTCACGGGGTTCCCGGTGGTCTCTGGCGACGAGGACGACATCCGATTCTGGGATCCCAAGGGCCACTGGGTGGTCCTCTATGCGAAGGGCCCAGCCGTTCGAGACACCACTGGATTCGTCCAGAGGATTGGATAGAGGAAAAGGAGGAAGCATGAGCAAGCTGCCAATTGGATTTGGAAGGAAGGGGAGACTGGAGCTTTCCCGCAGATACGAAGCCGCCCACATGACCCGCTCTGCCGACGGCATAGAGGTCGACCGACGGGGCTTGGTGTATCTGTGGCACAGCGGGGAGGTAGCGGAGCCCGCCCGTCTTCACGTTGGGTCGGACCCAAAGACCCTTGGGTACAACACGGCGATGGTTAACTCCTTTGAGAGGATGCGGGACAGCATGAACGCCTCTCGGGGCGACCAGGCGATCCTCGTCCTCTTTCGCCCAGACTACGGCTTTCACGACATCAGTAGTTGGGGGCCCTGGAGCCAGTACGACGAAACCGACAAAAAGACTGCGGCGGAGTGGAGCGCAATCGAAGATGAGAATCGGTTCCTCAAGTGGCGACGCCGTGGCTACGGCAACGTGACCCACATCAAGGCCAAGGCAAAGAAGGAGCAACCATGATCAACAAGGGGCGGCTAAGGGTCGCCATAGAAAACGCGGAAGAGGTTCTGCACGCCCACAAGGACCTCGCATACCCGGAGTTCCACATAGAAAGCATCCCAAACTCGGAGTCCATACCGGACCTAATCACCAACCTGTTGCACCTCTCGGAGTCGACTGGCGTAAGCCCCGAATGGGTAATCCGGTTAGCCGAAAGAAACTACGAGAGCGACAAAACACTGGGCCAAAGCCGGCTCCCCATGGAGTGGCTCATGGAAGACCAGCAAGGAGAGAGATGATTGACGACAACACAAGGCCCCTACGATTCACGTCCAGACACAACGTAGAGGAGTGGCTGTCGCCCCTGATAGGAAGCGAGGGCTTTCACGCCTTGACCTCCGCCGTTGCAGACATCCTGCTCAAGGAGGTGCGCGAGTCTGGGCTGAGCCCATGGAGCGACGACTGGGCCCCCGTCTATGCCAGGTACGACCACGAGGATGACTGGATGTCTCTCGTCAGTCGCGCCTACGAGCTAACCCAAAACTAACCCCTCACACGGAGAGACAGGGATGAACAACAGAAAGGCGGAAGCTCGAGCAAGGGCCGCCAAAACCCTCTTCCACTACCTAACCCCGGCGGCGGGGAACAGGCCTCGTGCTGCGAGCGAAATTATGCAGCTCGTTGATGACCTGATAGAGGCGTCGGAGATCGACACCGGAAGCCTAAGGACGATGGTCAAGAAGACGGTACTAGACATCATGGACGAGATACTGGAGGACGATGAGTGATGGGGGAGATCGTTTGCAAACGAACGTCCATGACCGTTAGCGATCTCCTCCTCTACCTGAGGTCGGGCTACTCGATCTCATACGAAAAGAAGAACACGGCAGTCATGGTTCCACCGAGGACTAAACCGCATAAGGCGGTTCTTGCCCTTTCGGGACTTACCGGAGGCGAGTTCGTCGTTAGGAGAAAGGCGAGCTAGTCACCACAAAAGGAAGGATAGAGAGATGACTATTGATTTTGTTGATCGAAGCACTGTGAAGATACTCCTTGATGAGGCGGAGGAGGCCCTGGGCCGCATCGCCACGAAACACGGCATCATCGTATCTAGGAAGAGCTGCACGTACTCCCAGACTGAGATCCCAGTGGCGTTCAAGTTCGTGGTTCCCGAGAGAACCGCAAGCGGCGATGCCATCAACCCGAGAGAGACTGAGTTCCGGAAGTACGCCGCCAGGTTCGGGCTTAGCCCCGACGACTACGGGAAGACATTCAAGACCTACGACGGCGCGTACCGGGTCTCAGGCATCAAGCCCAGAGGCAAGAAGTACACCGTGTTGGGCGAACACGTCGACACAGGGAGGACGTACAAGTTCCCCGCTGGCGCTGTGAAGGCAGGCCTCGAGCCGCCACAAAAGGAAGGATAGAGAGATGGGTATCTACAACATAGAAGCGAGGCATGAGGTGCAAATCACCTACAGGGTTGAGGCGGCATCCTTTGAGGAGGCCCTTGAGAGGTTGTGCAACAAGGATCTGTTCAGAGACCAGGGCCGTAACACCTTCGGCCCTGGCGACTACGTGATGGAACGGGAGGGCATCGAGGTTGTTGACCATGAATGCTGCGGCGACCCGTCTGCCACTGGACGCGAGTGGACAGAGCGGTCCTGGGTGTACAGCGAGGAAGGGGGGGAAGAATGAGCGCCAACGTAACGATGCCTGCTGGCCTGGAGTTCTGGACCGCTGACGAGGTGGCTGAGTGCCTCTCCTGTCACCGCCATCTGCCCGCCGACTACGGCAACCCAGACAAGCTCTACACGCGGCTCTGGAACATCAAGTGCGGCGCCACCAACCCCACTCCGCTAGGAGGTGATGGAGACAACGGAACGGTCGAGGAGCCCGCTGGGCGCCTTGACCTGAACAACGACGACAAGGCCACGCACTGGTGGGGCCGGCTCGAAGCCGTCGAGCAGACAGCTATAGCCGCCGCCTTCGCCGCCGAGATGGGGGGTGAGTGATGGGCACCAGGCGGGTGCGGAGAATGTGTCAGCGGTGGCGACAGCACAGAACCTCCTACAGGCCGAAGGGAGAGCCGATAGACACATCTAAGTACGGGGTGGAGGAGATGCCGGAGATGGACGCAAAGTCGTTCGTCTGCACCCACCACTACAGTGCTTCGTATCCGCCAGCTAGGCGGAGGATGGGTCTCTATCGAGCCGGAGACGGGCTTGTGGGTGTCGCTGTCTTCAGCGTCCCATGCCAAATACGAACCATACCCTGCTACGCACCCAACCTAGACCCCTCAGAGGGCGTGGAGCTCGGCAGGTTTGTTCTCCTGGACGACGTGCCGGCAAACGGGGAGACCTGGTTCCTCTCTAGAGCCTTCAAGCTCCTAAGGAAGTCCGCTCCAGAGCTGAAGGCTGTCCTCTCTTACGCAGATCCAATCCCGAGAACAACGCCCGATGGGTTGGTAAAGCCAGGGCACATTGGAACGATCTACCAGGCCTACAACGGCAAGTATCTGGGTAGGTCCGGTAGGTCCACCCACCACTTTGCCCCCAACGGGGAGTTCGTCAGCAGAAGGGCGCTCTCGAAGATACGTCAGGGCGAGCGCGGAGGCGACGGGGCCTACAGGTCCCTCGTTAGGTGCGGAGCCCCAACAATTCGGCACGGCGAGAACGGAGTCTCGTACGTGTCTCGACTTACGAACGATGGCCTTCTCAGGAAGGTCAGGCACCCGGGAAACCATGTCTACATCTGGACACTGGACAAAGGTGTGCAAACCAAAAGCCAGCTCGGCTACCCGAAGGCTGGATGGGAAGGAGAAGGAAGATGAACAACGAGGTTAAGAGGTTTCGGATCAAAGCAAAGCACTACGTGTGGGTCACCTACGAGGTCGAAGGGGAAAGGTTCGACAAGGCGCTCGAGCATTTGCTTGATTCATGCGAGCACGGGGTGTTTGCCGAATTCGGAGAGAGCTTGGTTGGCCCCAACTCGTACGTCATGGACGCAAACAACATCAAACATATCGCCCACGAGTTCGACTACGAACACATACCGCATCCAACGAAGTCTGCGAGCGATTGGGATTGGTTTGAGGTGGATGACGAGGACGAGTAAGTGCGCCACAAAAGAGAAGGAGAAGAAAGATGAAGGTGCTTGAGCTATTTGCTGGAGCTGGTGGGGCCGCCATCGGCCTCAAGGCAGCTGGGCTACACCACATCGCCTGCATTGAGAAGGACAAGGACGCCTGCGCCACTCTAAGAGCTGCTGGGCTCCCTGCGCTCCAGGCAGACGTCAGAGACCTGTCTCTGTACGAGGAGGCCGTCCCAGACCTCCTGTGGGCGTCTTTCCCGTGTCAGGCATGGTCAACTGCAGGCAAAAGGAAAGGGGCGCAAGACGAGCGGAACGGGTGGCCCTGGACAGTCGAAGCCATCGACTTTACCGAGACCACCTGGTTCGTCGGAGAGAATGTGTTGGGACTCACCAACCACAAGGGTGCCTGCAAGCAGGGGCGGCACTGCGTCGGGAAAGAGCTATGCCCAAACGCCTACTTCAACGAGGTGATCCTTGGCGACCTGAGGAAGAGGTTCGCCTGGGTTGGCTGGGCCGTCCTGAACTCCTCGAGCTTTGGGGTTCCCCAGCACAGACGAAGGGTCTACATCGTCGCTGGACCACGCCACATCAATTGGCCGCGCCCAACCCACGGAGACCCCGACAAGACGGAGCTCTTCAACGGACACCTTCTTCCGTGGAACACGGTTGGAGAGGCGCTAGGCCTGACAGGCGAGCTCAGCGGCAGCCGCAACTCGAACAACAACCCCAGGCAGGAGCGACCAGCCAGCACAGACGAGCCCGCTCCAACCATCGGAGGCAAAGGCAACCAGATGCTTCGAGTGATCGGAGGCGGAAGAAACCCGCAGTCCGCAGAGGTCGCACACAAGAGGAACTATCGAGACCTGACGGACGAGCCGTGTACCACCATCCCTGCGGTTCGTATCGGCAACGCAGGGCCCTGGGTCGACGGTCCTGCGGACGAGCGACGTCGGCTAACAACTGAAGAGTGCGCCACCCTGATGGACTACCCGCCGAACTACCCGTTCAAAGGAACGAAGGCGAGCCAGTACAGACAAATTGGAAACAGCGTCACGCCAGTCATGGCGCAACGAATTGCAGAGCAAATCATCAACTCAGAAAAGGAGAGCAGTCATGGGAAGACAAAGAGCCGTTCCGGACGAAAGGAAAAGCGAGTTTCTCGCTGACTTTGAACAGCTCGGAAGCACCGAAGGGCTAGCGAAGAAGTGGGGAATCCACGTCGTAACCGCCAGGGCAACCCTGAAGAGATTCGGAGTCGGGCTCACCCCGGGAGTCAAGAGAAAGGACTACGGGGGGAAGCTCGGGATAGTGCCAGACGTTGTGCTTGCTGAGGAGCTTGGCGTCTCCGTTCAGGCCGTCTGGGAGGCCAGGACAAAGAGGGGGATACCCAGCCACAAGGAGAGGGCCATCCTTGAGCGGTATGGCGTAGTGGTTGGGCAAGGGGGGTGATGAGGTGAGAGGAGTAAAGCGCTAATGAGGTTCACCGTCGTCCGCTGTGACGAATGCAGAAAGGAAGACTGGATTGTCTTTCCAATTCGCTACCCGACCGGCTGGAGAAGGAAGGCCGTGTCCAGCACGGAGACCTGGGACCTGTGCCCCGTCTGTTCCGAACTTGGCTCCGTCATCCCGACGGCGTCGACCGACAAAGAAAGGAAGGAGGAGGTTGTCGCGGAGCTCTTTCGGGTGCTACCTAATGCAACCGACGAGGACGTGGCCACAGAGGCTGGGCACTGCGGCATCCTGATGTCCCCCGAGACGGTTAGAAGGTACCGAAACGGGCTGGGCATTCCGCCAGCCAGGGTGAGAAGGAGGCTTGTAGCCAAGCCATAGCAGCGCTACCATCTCTTAGCCTCGCCGCCCCTGGCACACCCCGACCCCTCGGTGTGGGCCCCCGCTTCGGCCCGCAACCAGTGGGCGGCGCCTCCAGAGACGGCCCCGGTTAGTGCGCTAGCCGGGGTCTTCTCGATTGGGGATCTCCCACGGCTGTGGGTCTCGGAACCACCCGCCACCTGGCTTCCAGTACGAGATTCCTGTTCCGCTTGGACCGTGCCTGTTCGCCCTTATGAGCAGCTCTACTTGGTTCGGCCTTGGGAACCTCTCGTTGTAGGAAACCTCTCGATAGACAAAGACCACCGCATCCGCATCCTGCTCAACCCGACCAGATCCACGGATATCCGACATAATGGGACGCTTGTCGGCTCGCTCTTCGCAGCGTCGGTTGACCTGGACAAGAAGGACGACCGGGATTTCGAGTTCTTCCGCAAGGAGCTTAAATCTCTTAGAAGCCCTACCAATCTCCTCTTCCTCGGTGCGCGCATCGTCCATGTCCAATAGCTGAAGGTAGTCAATCGCTGCTGCCTGAATCCCGTACTTCCTGTGGGCCGACCGGATGGATGTAGCAACTGCACCAACGGTTCGGGCTCGGTAGTCGAAAAACATCGGAACGCCAGCCCACTCGTCGAACACGGCAGCAGACGCTGCGTGGAAGCGCTCCGGGTCTCTGTTGGTTATGTCCATGGAGGACGAGGCAATTCTCCTCGCAAGAGCCTCTCTGCCCATCTCTGCAGAGCAGAAGAGGGTGGGCCCATGGTGTCTGGCGATGTTCGACATCAGGCTCATCGCCAGCTGGCTCTTCCCCATCTTCGGCCTTCCCCCGATCACCACAAGGTGGCCAGGCCCAGCGGTGACGAACCGGTCAACCGCACGTAGCCCCCACTTCAGTTCGTTGTCGGGGACCTCACCAAGGAGAACCCGGTGCTTATGGTCAAGCCAACCCTGAACGATGGTCGCTGCCGTATCGAGTTCGACGGAGCCCCCAGATTCCCTGACGGAATCAGCCACGGCACGTTCGATTATCGCTTCCAGTTCTTCTGCTTTGGACGAGGGAGTTTTCGCTGCCTCTATCAACTGTTCCGCTGCGAGAACAAGCCTTCTCTTTCTATCTCCCTCGAGGAGCTGGTCTACATAGGTCGGCAGCTGAACCGCAGAGGGACAATCATCCATCAACCCAATGAGCCACGAGTACCCACCGGCCTCCTTAAGCGAAGGTGCATGGCGCTCGAAGATGACCGCTGCAGTGGGGACAATTCCTTCCTGGATGTCTTTCCCAACTGCCCGCCAAAGCTTAGACAACACGGGGACACCGAAGTGGTCCCCAGAAAGACCCATTGACTCCGCCTCGTGATAGGCGGTCTCGCCAGACAAGAGAACGGCTCCCATAACAGCCCTCTCATAGCGCTCTGTCTTGATGTACATAGCCCTCACTACTCTCTCCTTTTCTTCAGCCAGGTGATGACTTGGTCTTCCACCTCAGGGCTTGGGACGGGGAGTCCGTACTCAGCCATGTAGTGGATAAGTGTTCCGGGACCCATGGCTCGCCCATAAGCACCGCACTCGTCGAAGTAGCGGAGAGCTGCTTGGGCGTTCTTTTCGAGGAACGAATCCATGGAGGTCGTAATTCCTGCCCACTCCAAAGCCGACTCAACCCTTCCAGGAAGCTTCGTGGGGGCCAGGATGTTGTTGAGCTTGTCGATGTTCTTTGAACGCATGTAGGCGTAGTCCCTGGACTCCTTAGCCCAGCGGATGGTGATGCAAAGGTCGTCAGCTGAGTACTCAGCAAGACAAGACTCTACGATCTCTGTCCAAGACCTGGGAGGAGTTGTCCTGCTGCGAGGGTGGTACTTCCGGTAGGTAGCCCAGACCCGACGAACGCCAAGGTCTAGATCTGAGAAGTCTTCTAGTACAAGACAAGAGTCTTGTTCTTCTTGGACAGGACTGACTAACTGGATAGACAAACTAGACTGTCTTAAGTCTAGACAGCCCTCCGTTCGTCGGGCTGAGGGTATCACGGAATCTATGACGTCATAACCCCCCGAACCCTCATGTATCACCTTAGGGTTTTCTTCGAGTGATACTTTAGGGTTTCTCTTTTTCTTAGGAGCAGGCCTCTCTTTGGGCGGCAAGCCAAGGGCCTCAGAAAGAGAAGTCGCCATGGACCCCGTATCCGGAGCCGGAAGGGCAGATTCCTTTTCAGAAACAGGGACTTTCTGGTGCTTGGCGAAGTTTGTGAAAAGAATGTAAACCTTTTCATCAGCGGCGTAGACACGGATGGAATCGACAGCAATGAGCTCTTCAGCCAGCTCAACAGCATCAACATCCTCGTAGGGGAAGCAGTGGTCCTTGACGTCTGCACCCCAAGCCAGCCGCCCCTCTTTGTCTGCCAGTTGCAGCAGCCCAACGAAGAGCAGCCTTGCACTTGGACTACAGGAAGCAAGGCCCTCGTGCCTGAAGAAGCACGGCTTGATTGTTCGGGTTCGGGCCACGTCAGGTCGAGCTGTGCGTGGCGAGGCGGACTGAGGCCACCTCCTCTTCGGTAAGCCAGTCGTTTGCCTTCACAAAGCCGCTCGTTGCGGCCTCGATGACCTGAGCTGCGGCGAGCCCGGGC